TACAGTATGCCCTCATTCATTAATAGCAGAGGCTTACCTTTATGTCGTAGAGAACAACCCTAAAAACGCTAATAACATTCCTGCGTTCATAGTTCACTACATAAACATCGAACTAAAGTACCCTAATTCAAACACCAATAGACGAGAGATACTAAGATCAATGGAGATAGTGGACTATTTAGATGATTCATCAGAAGATAGCAACCTTAACTGGGATATGTTCATAGATGGCTTTGTAAAAAAATTAGACCGAGTAGACCAAATAGTATGGAGGGTAATGGTTGACGATGGACTCACAAAGGTTAGAGAGTTAAGCGAACATTTTAACATTCCTGAGAGTACTATCTACCTTTACCGGGTACGAATATTAAACAAATTTAAAGAACATTACATAGAGAATTATGAAGATTAAAAATGAATTTAAGCACTATGTCCTAACGGTAACACTACCAATAATTGGTAACGTAAGAAAGGAGTTAGGAGAGTTAAAAGCATCTGAAGTAAAGCAATACTATGCAGCCGGGTACTTAAAGGAGGAATGGGTAACAAAATCTAAAAAGGATGCAGGAGGAACTATTCAAGATTCTATGGATGAGCAAGACAACGGGAACTCTTAAAACGTTTATATTCGATTCCTTCACGGATGACGAGCAAAACGGCAGAAGTCTCTTTATCGACTCAGAAAAGGATAGAGTATTAACACTATTTTACCACGATGTAGCTTGGATGATAACTACACCCTACAGAGGAGAGTAAAAAACGTTTACCTTAAATAACTACCTATAAATAAAAACCCATAAATAACGATGCCAATACCTAAACCAAAACCAAACGAAAGCGAAAGAGACTTTATGCAGAGATGTATGAGCGACCCAACAATGAAAAGAGAATACGATCTCAACCAAAGACTCGCAGTATGCTCTACTCAATACAGACAAGACTTCGCTGACTCTTATGATGACTATCCTAAGTCAGCTACAGAAAACGCTAAGATAGCTTTAAGATGGGCAGAGGATAACGGATGGGGCTCTTGTGGTACTCCGGTAGGAAAGCAAAGAGCAAACCAACTAGCAAAAGGAGAGCCTATCTCTAGAGATACCATAGCAAGAATGGCAGGATTCGAAAGACATAGAAAAAACTCAAATAAAGAACTTGGAGACGGTTGTGGTAGGTTAATGTGGTTAGCCTGGGGAGGTGATGAAGGCATAGAATGGGCACAAAGAAAACTAAAGCAGATAGATAGTGAATGAGTATAAGTTATATCGTATACTTAAAAATATTGTACCTGAATTAGAAAGGTCAACAGATCAATATTGTGGCTACGATTGCTACTCTAAAAAGCACAAAGCAATCATAGAATTAAAATGCAGACCTATACACTTTGATGAGTTGATAATGGAGAAACACAAATACGATAAGTTAATAGTGCATAAGGATAAAGCAAAAATATACTACATTAACCAAACTCCACAAGGAATATATTCATTCAACATAAACAATTTAAAGCCAAAATGGGTTAAAGGGAAATATAAAAAAACTACTGAATTTAAAGACAATAGAAAAGTAGAAAAGATAGTAACCCTACTAAACATAAAAGAAGCTAAAAAACTACTATAATGGCAAAGCATAAATACATAGAGACTCCGGAGAAGATGTGGGAACTATTTGAAGGATATAAAGAAAGTCTTAAACCTAGAGCAATAGAAAAGGCTACTCCAAGAGGAGTTATAACAGAGATGCACACACCTCCTCTCACATACGAGGGATTTAAAGAATACGGCTTCCAAAACGGCCTTACAGTAGACCATTATTTTAGAAATACGAATGACGCTTATAATGAATATTGCGGTATCTGTTCACGTATAAAGAACGCAATTAGGAGAGACCAAATAGAAGGCGGTATGGTAGGACAATACAACCCTAGCATAACTCAACGCTTAAACGGACTAACTGAGAAGACAGACGTAACGACCAACGGAGATAATATAGGAGGTAAGATTGAGGTTGAGATAGTAACTAAGAGAAATGAAGATACAAGCGACTGATGTATTTAGACGCAACAACGATGCTCTCAATGGCACTAAGAGATTCATCGTTAATCAGGGAGGGAGTAGGTCTAGTAAGACTTATTCCCTTTGTCAGTTATTTATACTCCATTGTTTACAGTCAGATGGTCAACGGATAAGTATAGTCAGAAAGACGCTCCCAGCACTTCGTAATACTGTAATGGTAGACTTCTTTGAGATACTTCAAGATATGGGATACTACCGCAAGGATGCACACAATAAGACTAACAACACTTACACTTTTCCTAATGGCTCACAAGTAGCGTTTTTCTCAACGGATGACGAGCAGAAGCTGAGAGGTAGAAAGCATAGTATAGTATGGGCAAACGAGGCTAACGAACTACTACACGAGGAGTTTATGCAACTCAATATGAGATGTGAGGGCAAGTTCTTTGTAGACTTTAACCCATCAGAAAATAGTAGTTGGATTTATGATCTACCCGAAGAGGACACTATAACCCTCAAGTCTACGTACAAGGATAACCCGTTCCTACCTCAGTCCATAATTAACCAAATAGAAGACCTCAAGCGAACGGATGACGCTCTCTACCAAATATACGCATTAGGAGAGAAAGCGGTCTCTAAGCAAAACATCTATGACAATTGGGAATTCGTTAAGAGAAAGCCGTTAAGATTTGAACAGTATGTCTATGGTTTAGATTTTGGGTACAACCATCCGAGCGCATTGATGAGGGTATATTGGCACGAGAACGATATATTTATTGAGCCGGTAGTCTATCAATCATACCTTACTACTCCTGATCTAATCAACCTAATGGAGCAGAACAACGTAAGTAAAAGCGTAGAGATACTAGCAGACTATGCAAGACCTGAGATAATCAAAGAGATAGAGATAGCAGGATGGAACATTCTCAACGCATCTAAGGAAGTAAAGAACGGAATCAATAACGTAAAGACGTTCAAGGTATATTGTCAAGATGACGAGAATCTAGTCAAGGAGTACGATAACTACAAATGGAAAAAGGTAAAGGATACGATCACAGACGAGCCTATAAAGCTACACGATGACGCTATGGATGCAATCAGATACGCAGTTCAGTATATCAAATCAGAGTACTACCAAGATAATAGTTACATATCCTTTTAAATAAAAAGCCAATGTTATCCAAATAGTTTAGATAGTAAATTATGGCAACTTCACTCATAGCAAAACCTCAAAGCATAACACCTGCTTACAACGAGATTAAATATATCTACGACTCAACCAATAACAACGAGGACGGATTCAAGTACATATTTGACATTTATGACGCTTCGGCTACTAAGATAGCAGAGTATAGGGTACTTCCGGACATAAGCGGTTATGGAGAGGTTGACCTATCTCGGTTGCTCCAATCTTATGTATCTAAAGACTTTGACCCATCCGTAACAGACCAAGACCCTACTAACTCCTATTACGAGTATGCAGTACATATCGGGGAGGAATACGTTGCCTCTTATGACTATACATCTGCGTTAACTCAGAATGGCTCATACGTTCAAATCAATCTAACTTCTCAGCCTTTCTCAGTAGGAGACCAGGTAGTAATAACCCAAGACGATGGAGGAGTAAACAATCCATTATTAGAAGGTCTATTTACAGTCTTGGAGGCTAATACTAATGACTTTACTGTTAACTCACTTTGGTCAGGTGTAGGTAATGCTAATGAGGACGGCACGGTTAAGTTCTCAGACAATCGTAAGACAGTTACAAGAGACATCGTAACAGAGACGGGTTTATACGTATTTAATGGTGCTGAGTCTTTCGCTAACTTCATAAGTTACTTTGAGGGTAGATATATCCTAGATGACAATAAAGCAGGATTCGTTACGACTCTACCTATAGACTTTACCGTTACACCTAAACAAGATGTCTATGCTAACTTAATGATTGACGGGTCAAGTACCGGACTACTATACTTTGAGAATGATAACGGAGACGTATTTAGCAGAGCGGTAACAGATACAGACCTACTTAGTCAGCATCGAATAGCAGGAGACTTAACCGGGTTAACATTAGTATCAGGTACTGCTCCATTAGTTAAATCGGATACCGAGTATTATACGGTTAAATATGTAGACGCTACGATCACTACTCATTCAGTTACCTATACAATACGATTAGATAGACGTTGTAAGATTAACGAGTATGAGATAGCGTTCTTAGATAGGTTAGGCTCTATTGGCTCATTTGCTTTTCAGTTAAGAGACAAGCTAATGGGAACAGTAACAAAAGACGTTTACAATCAAAATATAGAGGGAGCAGTAACTAGCCAAGAGTGGGGATATGACACAATGGCTCAAGGTAGCAAAGTAATCTATCCACGCATCAAAGAGGTTTACGAGTTAAATACTAATTGGATGACTGAGGCTATGGCTACTTACTTTACTGAGTTGGTTAGTTCTCCGAATACTTGGATTAAGATAAACGACGAATATTACTCGTGTATCGTTGAGGATACCGGATACGAAAAAGAGAGACAGAAGAATCGTAACCTAATACGAAAAACAATCAAAGTATATTTGAGCGTACAAGATAGAGTGAATGGATAATTTGAACCTTAATAAACATCTCTAATAAACATCAATAATAAACAACCTTAATAAATGGTTAGAATACAACTAGAAAGCGGTTATTTAGAGGTTAAGGAAGGAACGGACTTTCCGCTTAACTTTGGAGTTGCAGAGGTTAGAGACCTATCTGCCAGGTCGGGTACATTCTCGAAATCAATAAAGCTAGTAGGAACTGACATAAACAACCAACTATTAAACCATTACTACGATGTAAATATCCAAGAGGGCACATTCGATATTAACGCTCTTACTACTTGTTCGGTTATTCAGAACGGACTACCGATACTAGAGGATGCCTACTTACAACTTGTATCAGTCGATAAGATACAAGACGCTAACGGACACGATGAAGGGGTAGAGTATACGGTAGTCGTTAAAGATGCACAAGCGGACTTCTTTACGTCCTTAGATAAGAACGAACTAACAGACATAGACTATAGCGACTTAAACCATACTTACAACTCTACTAATGTTATAGCGTCCTTTACGAATGACTATACAGATGGTTATATGTATCCTCTGTTGTTTACTCCTGACGATGAGCCATTACTGACAGACTTTAAACCTGCCATCTACGCTAAGACTTATTGGGATAGGATACACGCTACTAATGGTTTTAGTTATGAGTGGTCTACTTTATCAGATGCGAACTTCGATAAATTGGTCATTCCTTTCAACGGAGATAGTCCTGAGTTAGACTATAGTGATTACTTGGTAGATGCTGAGAAAAATAACTTTTACGTATATCCTGCGTCCTATGGTAACGATATAACGACTTGGACGGAAAACCAAGATAATCAATCCTTATTCAACCCTACTACGGGGATTTATAATTCTCCGTTCTACATAGCAGGAGGTAATACTATCAACTTTCATTTCGATGTAGACATAGACTTCCAACTATACAATAACACGGGAGCAGACGCATATCTACAAGACTTAACCGGTACGGGAGTAGTTCAAGGTATAAAGTACCAAATATTGTTACGAGTAAACAACTCAGCAGGGATTGGTTTATCTCAGACCTATACGATAGACGGAGCACAATGGCTAACTACTGACAACCCACTACCGAACGGAACGAACAACGTAATTAACTTAGTAGAGACCTTTGACGTATCCATAACCAACGTACAACCTACAGACGATATTACGATCTCGTTAGATGTTTCAGAGGTAGCATTCGGAGTAGTTACTCCTATCAATATGGAATGGCAAGACATAGGAGGTAATCCGGTTACGATTACTTCTCAGCTTAAAGTCAACTCTATTGATATGCTGACTAACTTAGGAGTCACTAATCTAGGTTTCGGTCAGACAGTAGACGTTAATAACTACGTTCCTCGTAAGATAAAGCAGAAGGATTTTGTGAAGTCTATTTGTATGATGTACAACTTAATCGTTGAGCCTGATAAGGATAATCCTAATAAGTTAATCTATAAGCATAGGGATGACTACTACGATGCAGGGGAGGTTAAAGATTGGACGTATAAACTAGCCAAAGATAGAAAGCAAGAGTTGAAGTTCCTACCTGATCTATCTGCTAAGAAGTTATTGATGACTTACAAGCAGGATAAGGATACTATAAACGAGGTTTACGAGGATGCTACTAACGAGATTTACGGACAAGTAGAGTTTACTTATGATAACGAATATGTAAAGGGAGTAGATAAAAAGGAATTGATTTTCTCGCCTACTCCGATGGTATGGAACTCTTTTGGAGCAGTAGTACCTTATATTAACGCAGCAAGTCCTAAGACTAACATCCGGATATTACAACATAACGGAACTAAGGCGAGTAATGGATTCACTATAACTGACTACGGAACAGTAACGAGTAGTTCTACTGATTACCCTCTTGTCAGTCATTTTGATGACCATTTCAACCCTACCTTTGATATTAACTTTGCACCTTGTGACTACTACTTCTATAATCCTATTTTCGCTCTTACTAATAACAACCTATTTAACAAGTATTGGAGGAGGACTATAGGTCAAGTCAATAGCGGTAAGATGCTAGTCGCTTATTTTGATTTACGGGAGAACGACATACAGAAGCTAAAGCTATCCGACAAGATACGAATAGACAACTCCTACTGGAACATAAATAAGGTCATAGACTATAACCCTAACAAAGACCAACTAACTAAGGTAGAGTTAATAAGCGTTGACGAGGAGATAGCATTGCCTAGCTTTATTACTAAGCCATTTATCGGAGAGGTTAATATAGGAGGAATCACTACGACCATAAACAACGACTACTATGATACTGTAAATAATGACATATCAGGTAAGTCGATGATCTTAGGGAAAGGTAACACAGTAGACCCTAACATCTCAGCAATAGTAATAGGAGACAACGGAGTAATTACTGATAGTGGTGTATGGGTAAACGGTCAAAAGTTGTCAGAGCCATCTGAGACAGATAAAAAGAACATAATCACATTAACAAGGAATTATAACGCAGAGGTTGACCTATACGATATGTTTATCCTAAATAGTCCTAATATAACAATAGCCTTGCCTAGTGCATCGAATTATGAGGATTATGTAATAACTTTAAAGAATACCTCAAGCGGAATAACAAAGGCAACGGGTAGCATAGACAATATGAGCGGTATCACTTTGACAACTTGGGAGAGTGTTACCTTAGTTTCTAACGGCAGTATTTGGTTAATAATATGAGTTATATTTCAAATAGAGATTTTTTAATAGAAGTGGCTAAAGGATTAGTTCCTGGTCACGAATCATTCCACGTAACGGGAGTAAATACTTCAGTAGGTACTTTACTAGTTCCTTTGACTAGTTCGGGTACTTGGCAGACTCCTACGTCTGACGTTGCCTTAATGGTTAATTCTGACAATGCAAACGACACAAGCGGAGGAACGGGAGCAAGGACGGTAGTAGTTGAGGGATACGATATATCGGGTAGTTCAATAGTTGAGACTGTAACTATGAACGGAACGACTAACGTAAACTTATCCAACTCATTTGCTAGGGTAACTAACTTCTACGTTGCTACTAGCGGTACTTATGCAACCTCTATAAACTCATCTCATAAAGGAAACATTATAGTAGTAGACCAAGCATCGGGAAGAGACATTTATGCTAAGATAGTTTTTGATGGATCTTACGGTATTGGATATGGAGAGAGTAAGATAGGAGTCAATGTAGTACCGGTAGGATATACTGACTTTATAATCGGAGACGTAATAAGTATAGAATCGAACAAACCTACGGACACGTTTTTCTTTGTTAGGAATGACTATACAGATGTAACTGCTCCTTATGGATCAATGAATCTGAGAGCATTGTATAAAGGTACGGAAGGACTTGTAACGATTCCTCACGGAGTACACGATAAACTAACAGAGGGAACCGAGTACGGATTCTTAGTAGCGGTAGATAGTGGCTCAGGCTCAGTTAGTGTAGATTTAGAAATATTAAGAGTAGATAATAGTTATTTATAATGGCAAAGTTTAAGGTAAAATATCCAACGAGACGAAGACTACAGAGAGCGATAATGCAAGTAATCCAAAGAGAGGAACTTGTAGACTCCTACACTATGAAAGACTCAATACGTATTTCTGCGGTTGAAGGAGATAACAACGAAATGATTATAACTATAAACGCTATCTACTATTATATGTTCCAAGACTTAGGAGCGATTGGAGCAGGGCGAGGACGTAACATTAACCTACGACCACATAACATAACAGAGAAAGCGTTTAGGACTAATCAGGGTAAAAAGTTCTTAGAGGAAGTAGTACAAGCTTATATGGACTTTGTAACGAACAATCCTAAGTTCAATATCTTAGACTTAGCCAACCTACAAGTAACTCCTAAAATGATTATAGAGTATAATCTATTTGGAGACCCTAGCGATGAGTGGAACGATGTTTTTAGAAGTAATAAGGCGGTAGCCATTCAATGGGATGAGGCTTAACGCTTCGTCTCAGTTTTCATACTTAGGATATTAAGAACATAGATAAGTGACTTGTCTAAGATGTTATCCATCTCTGTAAGGTTGCCATCTGCTAGATCATAAGTAATAGACTCGTATGCCCATTTATTAAATACCTTTTCCTCGTTCTTACGCTTGTTATATTCTGCTAAGTCTTTGCCGTCTAAGTCCTCGTCCTCATCGTCTCCTACTGAGAATAGTTCACTATATTTGTTATTGATTAAATCGTTACGATAATTTAGATACTCGTGGACAATTCCGTAGATAGAAGTAATTGGAGCATTCAGCAGTTCTCCTCCCCTATCCTTTGGGTTATACTCATAAGGCTCATATTTGAGTATGTTCCAATCATTCTGCTTTGTTTGTCTAAGTAGGATAGCTACAATAACATCTAAGTATTCTATGTAGTCCTTTGAGATGTAGAACTCCAAATCTATAAACGCTCCCCAAGTAATCTTATTAAAAGGGAGTAGTCGGTAGTTACCTAGTTTCTTAGCGTATTTATGTGATGGCTCAGTTCTAACAAACTTTAATTGGTTGACTATAGAGAGTAGCTTTCTCATATTGTATTCCTCTACTTCGTCAAGTGGTAGATCGGTTAGTGTTAGTATCGTTTCTATGTATCGTTCAGTAACGGAGTCGGCAGGGGTTTTCCCCAACTGCCGTAACTCCTGGTACTGTCTTACAGTTATATTATTCCAACTCTTTGGTAACATTCTCCGCAGATTCAGTAATAACTTCTAATATGGTATTGATGTAAGGTATAATCACTTTACAAGGTTGAGACTCGAATAACTCTCGCTTATGTTTTAGATGTGCCTTGTCATAGTGTTCTGTCCGGGTAAGGTCATCACGCTTAAACAGAATAGCCATAGTTTCGGATGCGAAGTTTTTAACGTTATGCTTCCATACTTTCTCGATTAGTGAGATGTCTTTAACTCCTAGCGTCTCTTTAGACTTGTAGATGTATCCATCTACTTCTATCTCTGTTATCTTTTCTATATCGGTATTAAATCCTGCATTCCAATCCCAATGCAACTGCTGAAACTCGGCGGGGGTCATATCGTCAAAAGCCTCCTCCGGTATTCCCAGTAGCTTAAACTTCTCTATCCATTTCTCAATAGGGTCTAGATCGGAGTTAGTCTCGTAATAATTAACCGAGTCGAACTGCTTTACTGTCAACTCGTCTACCGTATTCGGTAGTTCAAAATCTTTAAATTTTAACATAACTGTAATTTTTTTACGAAAATAATAAAAAAAAACGGGTTTCAATCCAATAAGGTTAGATGGAAGACTTACCAATCTTTGAAGCCTCTATTGATAAAGAATATCAAAAAGGCGAGAATGAGTTAGGGATGGACGAGATAGCGTTCACTTCTGACCCTGCCGTTATGGTTAAGGGAGTAGCATTTAAGTCGGATAAAAAGGAACTATTCGCAGATGCTAAGAAATACCGCATAACTGCTCCTGCTATGATCCCTATGGACATCTATAGAAACGATGAGGATGGGGAGTACGAGTTAAGGTTTACTGAGGAGACTATCGAAAAGATACACTCCAAGTTTATGTCTAACCTTAAAAACCAAGACCTATTTAACGTAGAGCATTTTAGTGACGAGAGAGCGCCTGCATACATCTTAGAGGCTTGGATAGTAGACAACCCTAAACAAGATAAGGCTTACTCTACTTTTGGTATTGAAGTACCTAAAGGAACTTTGATGTTAACGGCTCAAATCACAGATAAGGAGTTCTATAATGACATCGTAGAAAATGAGCGTTTCGGATTCAGTATCGAAGCGTTCTTGGCTTTAGCAGAGCCACAAACAAGCAAACAAATAAATAATAGTAATATGTTACCTGACGGAACTTTTGAATTAGACGGTAAAAAATACGAGGTTAAGGATGGAGTCATCACACCCGTAGAGTCTGAGGAGGAGGAAGTCATCGTATCCGAAGAGATGTCTGAAGAGACAACTACAGAAGTAGTAATGGCAGAAGAGCCTACTGCGGAAGTAGAGATGGAAAACGAAGAGGAAACTAAAGAGGAACAAATGGAAGAGCCTAAAGAAGAGGAAATGGCTATCGACCCTGCTGCTGACTCTGAGGCTATCCTTGCTATCGTTGCTCCATACGTTGAGGAGAAGATGGCTGAAGTGCTTTCTCTAATTGCCGAACTTAAAGAAGAAATGGGAGAATCTGTAGAAGATGCAGCTACAGAGGATGCCGAAGTAGAAATGACTGCATCACATAAATTTCACAACTTAGTTAAATTCTTACAAAATGGCTAAAAAGTACAAATTTGATTTGACGGTTGATAGTACTGCTCTACTACAGGCAAACCCTACAGAGTTTTACTCACGTCTATACGGAATGGAAACGGCTTCAAGCAATTACCGTGTTCTTCCGGGTATCAAAAACAAAACAAAAATTGCTAACGTATTATTCGACCAAATAACTCAGGCGGCTGATTGCGACTTCCTTGCTACAGATGCTACTGTATCTGCTATCGAAGTAGACGTATGTCCATTGATGCTTAATGCTTCTGTATGTCAGTACGAACTAGAGCAGTCTTGGTTGGCTACTGAAATGGCACAAGGGTCTAACTCAGACTTCTCTGTAGCTTCATTTATGGCTTACTTCTGGGAGCAAATGGCTAACAAAGCACACGAAGAGTTCGCTAAACTTGCTTGGCAAGGAGATACTGACTTATTGGGTACTTACCTTAACCTTTGCGATGGATGGCTTAAGCGTCTTTGTGGTTTGTCTCCAATCCGAGTAGAGCAAGATGCAGTAGATTCATCTAATGTAATTACTCAACTTGGTGCAGTTATGACTGCTTTGCCTAACGAAGTAGTTGTTAACGCAGGAAGCGGACTTCAATTTAAAGTATCTCCGAACGTTGCTACTGCATACCGCATCGCTACTGCTGCGACTAACACAATCAATAACGTTACTCAGTCTTTGGGTCTTACGTTCTTGGACGTTCCAATCGTAGTAGAGTACGGTTTACCTGCTGATACGATTATCCTTTCAAGTAAAGATAATTTCGTATTCGTAACTGACCTAGAGGGCGATATTGATTCACTTGAGGTAGTAGACTTCTCTAAGACTACTCTTGACCGTCGTATCGGAGCGAGAGCAGACTACAAAGCAGGATTCTACATTACTAATGATGAGCAAATCGTACTACACGGAGCGTGTATTGCATCGTAAACTAAACTAATAACGAAGGGAGGTGTGATTCCTCCCTTTATTTAAACCCTATCAAAATGGCTAATTGTACTACATTAGAAGACATAATCAAAGGCTGCGATAACAATATCGGGGGGATTACTGCGGTTTACGTAAACGATATGGAGAACATCTCAGCAATTACAGAAGACGATGCTACGTGGACTGTAACGGCTATGACTGCTTCTCCTAGATTTCAAACATTTGAGTTCCGAAGAAACGTAGGTAACTTTACAGAGGATTCTGCTATCGACCTTATTAACGGCTCTTCATTCATTACTGCTACTATTAACTTAATGCTACACAGAAGAGAGGCTTCTGTATCTCGAGCATTAAAGATTTTAGGAGAGGGACAAAGAGACCTAGCGGTAATCGTTAAAGACTCAAACGAGAAGTATTGGTACTTCCCTTATGCTCAGTTGACAACTCTTGGAGAGGGGTCAGGAACTGCAAAAGCAGACGGGTCTAAATACTCAGTTGTTTTAACTGCTGAAAACGCACACCTCGCTAAAGAAGTGGACTCAACAATTATCTCAGGATTACTTGAGCCGATTTCTTAATCTTTTCTCATAGCTTATAGAGAGGGAGGCTTAACGGTCTCCCTTTTCTTTTTAAAAAAAAGTAGGTTGTAATCCAAATAGTTTAGTATGATATACATCAACAAAGATACTAGTAACGTATTTGTATTGACTTTAACGGAAGAGGCTACAGAGGTTAACCCGGTTTGGTTGTTTAAGTTTACTTGGGAGACTGACGTAAACGATGTAGCACCATTATATTGGATAGGCACAGACACAAGCCTTTATGACTACCGGTATAATTACTTTACTTTGGTAGAGGGAACGGACGTAACTTTCAGAATAGGTCAATATAAATATGAGGTTTACGAATCTCCTGAGGGGAGTAGTCCAACAGATGAAACTGGACTTACTTTAATCGAAGAGGGTAGAATGGTAGTAAACGGAACAGGAACGACAATATACGACTAATGGGATTATTTAGTAACAAGACAACATTTAAAGCAATAGAGATAGAGCAACCTAAAGACAACTATAAGTCTTTCTCTACTCCATTTCAGAAACTACCTACGGGTAACTTATCACTCCCTTTCGTTTACGATAGATACGAAACTAGAGGTTATATTCCATTTGGCTCAGATAACCTGTATCCTCAGTACCTTAACCAAACCTATTTCAGTAGTCCTTTGCACGGTGCTATTGTAGACTTTAAGACTAATGCATCCGTTGGAGGAGGATATAAGATAGAACAATCTAAACTATCCGCAAAGGAGCGAGTAGCTTTATACTCATTTGAAAAGCGACTAGTATTAGATAAGTTCATAAAGACTTTGACTAGGGAGTATATCGTACATAATAGGAGTTACTTCCTTATCACGTTAAAAGACGGAGAGACAAAAAGCGTTAAGCACGTAGACGCTGCGAAAGTCAGAACAAACAAAGATAAGACGCTTTATACTATTGCTCAAGATTGGACGCAATACCTACAGACTAAAACTTATAAG